AGTAATAGCTGAATCACTTGCATAAACTCCAGCAGGAGGAGTTATTTCAAAAGATACATTTCTGTCTGTTTCTGAGGTTACCTCTGGGAATGTTTTGCCTGTTTGACCTATTAAAGTGTAGTTTGTTATTGTTCCTACTTTTGCAGTTCCAACAATTACATTACCATCTTTTCTAATACCTTGACCTTCTATTCCAGCAACATCACAATTAAATGTAGGTAAGCCTGTACCAGCTTGAGATATAACTTTTGGACAAACAATAGTTGCCCCTGAATTTGAAAAACCAGCTCCTACTGTAATGTTAAAATATACTGTAACATTCTGAGCTGCTGAACCTGAATTAGCTGAGAGACTTGTTATGGTTGGAGAACCACTCGCATCCAAAGAAAAAGAAGCAATCAAACCACCTGTAAGAGATGGAAGTGTAACTACCCCTGCTGCTGTAGCAGAACCACCTTGTAAATCTACTGCTGTAACTCCAGAACTCGCTGTACATCCAAGAGCATCAGATACTGTTACAGTAACAGGAATCCTTTGAACTGCTGTACAGGTATTTACTCCATCATCATTAGCTCTAAGATAAGCACTACCAGAACCTCCTGAATTACCTGATGTAATTGTCAAAGTAGAACTACTTAGAGATGTATTGAATAAAGCAGGATTCATATTTACTACTGAATACTTTGTAGCACTATTAAAAAAACTTGCTGCATTTATAGTTGCAGTATTGCCTCCTGATGCTATTGTTTGTGTTGATATACTACCATTAAGTGTAGGTCCACCTGTACAAGAGGGTGTAGAACCTGAGGTTACCTTAGCAATTTGTGTTGCTGTAGCAGTACAAGTAAATGTACCATCAGAGCTGTTTGAATACCCTGTAGGTATACCAATTACTACAGATATAGTTCTTGATGTGTCTGTGCTTACTGTAGCAAATTTGCCATTTGCAAAATCTCCAGCAGAACTTGTAAAACTTCTAAAAGTTCCTCTCTCTATATTTGGTGTTGTTACTACTCCTTCTTGGTCTACAGAGAAACCTGTAAGGTTTGCTACTGTACAATCATAGGCTACAGTTGGTTCTGTAGGTGTACTATAGTTTAAGTAAAAAGGACTCCTTGCGTTTAATTTACTCATGTCAGATTAGTTTCTTCTAAAAAATTATCAAAGTCAAGCTCAAAGGCATCTATAAACTCCTCAGGTAGTTTGAGGTAATTATCCATAAAAGGTCTTGTAAAGAAGTTACTTGCTCTTAGTCCTTTCTCATATATACTTTTTGCTATTAAGTATCTAAGACTCTTTCTTGATATAAACCTACCTTTAGCATCTCTTATACCATCTAAATTCTTTTTGACCATCCACTTATCTAATGACTGTGGTCTTATTGTTTTAAATCTACCTGAAAAAGCAAATCTGCTGTCTCTACTTTGTGAGTATGTGCTTTTGCTACCCCTTACTCCTTCATCTTGGTATGAGCCATATTCAAGCATTGAGAACTGCAAACTAAACCCTTCAGGTTTTTTATTTAGGGTATAACCTAAACTACCATCTAAGTTACCAGAGCTGTTACCTGTTATAAATCTGTTGTTTCTATTTCTTCTAAGATTTCCCTTAGCTTGTTTTATAACACTATCAGCAAACTTCTCTAATATCTTTTTTACTTCTTTATATTCCATTAGCTACAGACTGTCATTTCATTTTGTAATAATATGTTAAATGTTGCTGTCCAACCTGCAAGTTTATTTTCAAACCTATCTACAAAAGGTTCACAACTTACATCTTCTGCAATCTGGAATTTATTTACATATAAATCTCCTCTTTGGAATTGATTTAGAACTCTTGTCAGGACTGCAAGTTGAGTATTTAGTATGTCTTGCTCATTGTCATTACCCACAAATATATCAGTAGTCTCATCTTTACTTATATCTACTATATCCATACAGATAATAGAAGTATTGAATGTAATTACCTTTTCTCCTACTGTAGCATTGTTTACAATCAAGTGAGCCAAAGGAAAAATAGTCTGCTTACCTAAATCTACATCTGAAAGCTCACCATAAGTAACAGTCTTAACAAAAGGTTCTGCTGCAAGAGTTGTCTTGAGCTGGTTTGTTACATCATAGAAGGCTTTCATTTTTTAAGTCTTTTTAGTTCTATTTCTGTTTTCTCTTTCTCAAATGATAAATACATAAGACATTTATGGACATTTAATTTGGTAACCAAGTCATACTTGGTAACATCCCCCTGAGCCAATCCATAGATTGACTGATACCACCCCCATTTTTTTCCAAAGTTAGCTTTTGCTCCATAGTCAGGTTCTCCTCCATTTCTTTGCTCAAATAGTTCAGGGTAGTTTGCAGTAACTCCTCTTGTAAAAGATAAAAAAAAACCAGAGCACCCATTACAACATCTAAAGGCATCTGCTTCATAAGCTCTGGATTTTCTTCTGCTGTGTAATCTTCTATTTGATATCTATCTCCTTTTTTAAACTTAACAGGTCTGTAAAGAACTGTCATGGCTTTGTGCATATTATCCCAATCTTTTATGTTGTTGTCTATGTCTATATACTCTCCTAAAGTCATGTCATCCAACTTAGGTATAAAACCATATTGAATGCCATCCATAACAAATAAATTTATAAAAGGTGTTTTAGATTGGAAGTTCTTATTAAGTTCTTTTATTACTTTTTGAACATAGGTAAATTTTACTGTAGCTATATCTTTTAGAGGGAGGTTACAAAATATCTCAACCATCTTTTGAAGTAGAAAGTTAGAACCTTGATTGTCCTCTGTGTTTATCTTTTCAAACTTTTGATATTGTTCTAAAGTCATCTCTGAGAGACTTTCAGGAACAGGTATTTTAATCTTCATACTTATATAATAAAATTCTTGTAAAAGTGTATAAAACAAAAAACCCCCAATCTCTTGAGGGTCTTTTTCTAATCAAATGAAAAATGTTTCCTTTTATAATGTGCCCCATCAGGCTGTGTAAATCTATGCTTATAATTATCATAGAGCCAAATGTAGGTCTCCTCTATTTTTTTGCTTATTTCATATTGTCCTTTTTTATTTTGTTTAAATATTATTTTTCCTTCTTTATACTGACCTTGAAATTCTATCTCAAGTCTTACATCAGGTCTTGGACCCTTACTCAAAGGTACAGGATAAACTCTTATGTAATTATCCCAGCACCTTGTCATCTTTTTCCAATTTGGTTTATTTAGTCTATAATCCATTTTACTGTAGTTACTAAACCTATAATACCAAGATAGGAATATACTATAATAAAGCAAAACCCAAGAAATACTTTTCTCAGGTTCTTTTTGTTTTGTTCTTCTGTTATTGTTTTAATTTTCATATATCAAAATTATTCATTAAATTATTTGTTATCTCTTGATTTAAATTTATCAAGTCTTGAGCATCTACTAATGTTTTATACTCCTCTGCTTCTTTAAGTGTAGGGAAGTCTCTATAACCTCCTCTAAATTGTCCATCTTTCCAATGGACTCTAAAGTAACCTGTAATTAATTCTTCTATTGTTGTTTTCATAATTGTTCTATTACTTTTTTTACAATTAATTTATCTTTTGATGATAAAGCCTCTAACCATTCATCACTACAATCATCTATAAAGACATCTGACATAAGGTCTGGTGTACCATCTGAATTGATTGGATAAGTGTTACCTGTTGTTTTTTCAATATAGCAACCAACTGATTCTAATTTATACATAATAATTAATTTAAAAGGGGGTATCTCTACCCCCTTGTTTTTTATTTTTGTTTTACTAATTCTATAATTTCATTTACTGTTTTTTCCAAACCTTCAATATCACCAACAAACCAGCTGTTGGCGACTATGGAGGGATTATTCCAACCGCTTGCACCATTGCTATAATATTTTGGGTTGTAATGTGTAAGGCAAAAATCTCCTTCCCAATCTATAAAGGTTTCAAATTTTTCGCCCTTGTAAGAAAATCTTAAATCCTTTTTTTCTAAAGTAGCATTGTAAATTTTTGTAAAATTCATAATAATTGTTTTAATGTTTATAGTGTAAATGTAATAAACATTTTATTAACAAGCAAATCAATAAATAAAATACTGACCTTTGTGTGGATTTTCTAATACATCTGTTAGAACATATCTGGCAGCATCTATACAGTCTGGGTGCTCCCCTGATGGCTTTTGCAGGGTGTTTCCCTCTTTATCTTTTGCCCATACATAACCTTGAAGCTCTCTTTTAAGGTTCTTACTTCTTTGAGTTACATATATTTCATTCTGATTTATAAGATTGATACCATAGATAACAGAGTCTCTACCTTTAGTACAAGGATAGATGTTATGACCATACTGAGAAATCTCAGATATACTCTTAGGTTCTGCTGAGTCTGCTATTATGTTTTCTTTGATATTATGCTGATTTAGATACCTGCTTATGTCTCTATTTAACATTCCTGTCTTATACAGAACCTCATCAAATATGTAAGCATCATTCCACTTATAAAGTGCAACTAAGGTTGTTGGGTCTACACTATAACCAAAATCCATGCCATAGCTAAGTAATTTAGCCTCTACAGGTATAGTATCTATTTCTTTCCAATCAGATATACAAGCTCCCTCAAGACTGCCTGTAAGACCATCCAAATAAACTCTACACCAATTCTTCCAATAGGTTGAGGTCTTAGCTTTTACTCTTGCTTTCTCCAGCTCCTTGACTATGGCATCAGATAAGTTTTCATTATCTCTATAGGTAAGAGTTATGTAATCTGTATCAGGCTGACCTATCAGTTCTTTATCTACCCAAAACCTATTGACAGGATTATAGTCAAGCCATATATCTCCAGAGGTTCTTATAGATAGTTCTTGATAGCTACTAAAACTACAGTTATTAGCTTCATTCATAAATAGAGATGTTCTACGGGCACCTTTAAGTTTTTCTGGGATATCTGTTGAGAAGAACTCTATATAGCTTCCATTGCTGAAAGTGTACTTTAGAAGGCTTCTATTGAACTTACTCTCATCAAACCTACCAAGACCCTGCATAATACTTAGAAAGTCTTTTAGAGAGCCTCTCCTTAAACTTGGGATAGTAGAAGCTACTACACTTATTTCTTTTCCTTTATTCTTAATGGCATCATTTATAAGGATAAGAAGTATACCTATAGTCTTTCCAGCAGAAGTACCTCCTCTAATAACTTTTACTCTTTGTTTTAACTCTCTGAGTTTATTTACTGCTGTAGTTTTCTTAGGAATCATTCTTTAATAAAAGCAATCCAATGTGTATTCATTCTCTTTCCACTCCTGTGTCCATATAAGGGGTTTTGGTCAGTAAGTTTTAACACCTCCTTTACAGAAAATTGCACTTCACTCCATTTAAAAATTAGTGTCCCATTTGGTTTAAGCACCCTAAAACATTCTTTAAATCCTTTACTAATAGTTTTCTTCCAATCTGCCTCTAAGTTTCCATATCTTTTAGTTATTTCTCCAAGTTTATTTCTTTTTATGTGAGGTGGGTCAAAAACAATATGCCAAAATGAATTATTGTCAAATTTCATATTAGTGAAATCTCCTACTATATCAGGGTCAATTACTAAAGTGCTTTTTAAAGATGGATATATGTTGTTATGAATTTCTTTTCGCTTATCCATAAATAAAGCTCTGCTATCTTTTTTATCAAACCACATTCCCTTAGGTCCACAACAAACATCTAAAACTTTTTTCAATCAACAAATATTGGAATATCTTCTGTAAGTTGTATGTTCTTATTCTCTACAGGTTTTCCTGCATAGTAATTTAGGTAGAGCTGCACAAATTTAAAGTCTCCTTCCTTGACTCCCTTTGCCAGAGCTTCTAAAGCATAGGGTTCTAATGGAGTAAGTTTCTCTATAAGAGAGACCTCATCTGATTTAGATTTCCTACCTGCTCCTTCTCTTTTACCTCCTCTTGCCATTTGAAAAAAATTGATTAATCAAAGATATAATAAAAAAAAGCCTTGTTTGTTAAAATAGCCTTTTTTGAGCTTGATGTTGTTTTAATCGTTTTATTGCTGCTTCGTAATATTCTGTGTCTATTTCATATCCTGTTAAATCATATCCTAAGTTATGACAAGCTATTGCTATGCTTCCACTTCCTAAGTGTGTATCTAATATTTTATCTCCTTCTTTTGCGTAATTCATCAATAACCATTCGTATAGTGCTGCTGGCTTTTGTGTTGGATGTATTTTATCACTTGCCGAAGTATTCCCCTCTAATCCTCCATAGTATCTGTAATCAAACTGTTTCGCTACCTTGTTAAAACTTGTATAAGCAAGTTCTCCATCTGAAAAATTTGGAACAGGATTGCCTTTATACCAAAATATAAAACCTTTACAACCATTAAGCCATAATTGAGGAAAATAATTTGAACCCCAAACTATTTGATTTCTACTAACCCTTTTTAATTCTAAAAAATATTTATTTGTCGGAATTGAATCATCCCAATTACTCTGCTTATATTTATTTGCTTTAATTCGTGTGCCATTGCTTGTTTTATTAGTTCTATTAAATTTTCCAAAACCAATGCCATAGGGTGGGTCTACAATAGCAAGGTCAAACTGATTATCGCTAAACCCTGCCATCGCAACCATACAATCCTTATTGTGTAACTTTATCATTTTGTATTTCCCTGTAAAAACTAATTTGTTTTTTTACTTCGGGTCTTATCCACTCAACAGAAGAAAGTATAGGGTTATCTTGTTCTGCCCATGTTTCAAGTTGATTAAAAATAAAATTCATTTCTTTTGTATTTCCCTTGCAATAAGAATGAGCTATAGAACAAACCCTATTTATAGTGAAGGCTTGTATTTTAAAGCTGCCGTATTCCTTTTTTAAATCGTAAAACCTTTTAAAAAGATATTCACTAAACAATCTCATTTTTATAGTGGCGTTGCCTTTTTTAAATGTTTCTGTGCATCCAAAATTAAAATATATGTTTAGTACATTTCCAACAGAAAAAACATCTTTAGTCTCTAAGTATTTTTTATAAACATAAGCATAGTCCTTTCTTGTTTGTGCATAGCTTTCTAAATAATCTAAAGCTGTCCATCTCCTGTTGTTATTGTTAATAGTCATTATAAACTTTTGATAATTATCTTTATTTGTAACATCTATCCAATCTACAATATATGCTGGTAAATTTTTTATTCCCATTTGCTTTGCACAATCTACTCTATGATGTCCTTCTATAAGGTTAGCTTTGTGGTCTACAATTATTGGGACTAAAAAACCAAACTCTATCATTTTTTCTTTGAAACTATCTCTATGCAAGTCTACAATTTTTCTGTTTACTGTTGCATAATTTAGCTTGTCAATGTCATAATTTTTTTCAAAAGTTCCTGTTTTAATGTTTAATGTATTCATAATATTAATTTAGTTTGTTACCTACTCTAAAAGGTTTTCGGCTTCCCCTTATAATATACAAAGTATAAATGTAATAAACATTTTATTAACAAACAAATTAATATAAGTCAGGTAATTCTGATTTATACTTCTTTGTCATGGTACTTTACATGAAGAAAACCCTCATAGCTTTTTTTTAGTTCTCTGTAGTTATGGGTTAGAGTTCTATGCTCCAGAAGTAGCCTTGTATATCTTTTTCTGTAGTAGAGGTCAGGATTTAGTATTTTTTCTACCTTTCCTGTTTTGGTTGAGAGTATATTATCAAGCCTGTTAAATATCTTTAAATACTCTACTTCATAATTTACTATCACTTCATCAAACAGTTTTAAGTTGTGCAAGACTGTTGCATGGTCTCTGCCTATGACCCCTCCTATTTTACTCAAGCTATTCTTGGTGTGTATCTTTGCAAGTTTACAATACAGAGCTCTACAATATACATTGTCTTGTTCTCTGTTTCTTACATTTAGTTTTCTTTTGGTATGTTTTTCTACCAGCTTTTTAATTTGTATTAATTCCATGTTTCATCTATTGCTTTTTTGATGCCTTGCTTCCCTC